GGCGGGGGCCTGTGGGCGGTGCGGGCGGAGCCGCGGCCGGGGCGACGGCCCACCCCCCCGCCACTGTAATGAAAGGCGTGGCGGGCGGTATTGTCGGCATGAACGCAGGCTTCAACCAATTCCTGTCAGACTGGACGCCGCTTGGTGCAATCCCTTTTGTGCGCGATTATCTGAACAATCAAGCAAGACAAGGCATGATTGACAGTGCAGTTATGCAATCGGGGGCGCAGGCAAACTACCGAACAACATTAGCAAAAGATTTTGGTTCAGGATTAAACAGCGCAGGCGCAACCTTGCCGGGCTTGGTCGGTACAGTTGCAACGGGCAATCCCGTTTTCATGATGGGATATGGAGGCATGCAAACTGGGCTGACGGAATACAACAATGCGAGACAGGCAGGGCTTGACCGTTCGTCTGCATTTTCATATGGATTAGGACAAGGGGGGATTGAGGCAGCGACCGAAATTCTGCCTTCTAAAGCCATGTCCAAAATGTTCAGTGGCGGCAGCATGGGCAAAGCCGCATTGCGCTATTTGGGGTCTGATGTACTTGGCGAGCAAATCGCAACACACGCTCAAGACTACAATCAAGCGGCAACCATCGACTCCCTGAAAAACAAAAACTGGCAGCAGGACTACGAAAACAGCCGATGGGACGCAGCAAGGGGGACTTTTGTATCCAGTCTTGCCATCGCAGGCGTCAATACAGGGGCTGGTCGTATTACGCACCAAACTTCAGAACTGGCAAAAGCATACATCGCAGAGCGAAAGGCGCGCGAAGCAGCAGCATTCAAACAAAATCTGAATATACAGAGCGACGCGGTTAGCAGATCGAAACTGACCGCACGCAGTCCCGAATTGCAGGCGGCGTACATTAACGACGTTTACGCCGGCAATCAGAAAATCTACTTCGACGGCGGCGCATTGATGCAGTCCGGACGTGCGGCCGCTGTTGCCCAAGCCATGCCCGACATGGCGGCAAAAATCCAAGAGGCGGCGGAAACGGGCGGCATGGTAGAAATGACGCGCGGGGATTTTCACGCCCGTTTGACACAGGAAGACCAAAACGCACTGGCTGAAATCGCAATGGAAACACCCGATTCCATGACCGCCGCCGAAGCCGAAGAAATCCGCAAATCAGGATTTGATGCCATGATGGATGAAGCCTATCAGGCTGATTTGGCACGCCATCAAGAAGAGCAGGCACAGGCTGAGCAAGACCGGCGCGTGGCGGAATTTGAAGCGTTCAAAGAAGAAGCAAAGGCGCAGCTTACCGCCGCAGGGACGATGGACGCCAATCAGGCGGAAGCCAATGCCACGCTGTACGCCCGCGCAATCGAAACCCTTGCAGGTCGTCTGAATATGGGAATCCGTGATTTTGACGCAGCATACGGCGGCTTGAACGTGGTCGGTGAGAGCCTGATTGACGACGGCGTATTGAATCAAGCATTGGCAAGCAACCCGCCGCGCGGATGGGTGCATAGCGAAAACCCGCAGGACGCGGCAGATTTGTGGAACGGCAACAACAAAGCTGAAGCCGTGTTTTGGACTAATGGCAATCCGAGATTGGCAGGCGAGTTTCCAGCACTGGAAGGCTATTCCCATTCCGTATCAAAGGCAGACATTAACCACATAAAGAAAGAACACGGCGACGCGCAGGCAGAGGCAGCGCGTGGGCAGATTGCAATTACCGACAAAGATATTACCCGCATTCCTGACATTGTTTCCAATTACGGCGCGATCCGTGATGATTTGGTTTCAGAACAGGGAAGCAAACGGATTATGTTTGCGAAGAGCTTTGATGATGGAACGGTTGTTTACTTAGGACAAGTAAGCAGGAAGAAGAAAGACATAAAAACCGTTTCGATGTGGAAGTATCCGTCAGCGATTGATGAGCAACGCGCAATCGAAATTGCTGTTACCTCCAACCAAACGTTCGGAACGGAAGCCGGCATATTCCACAAAGAAACGGTTTCAGACAATTCTACCCCCAACGCCGACACCAATCAAGACATACTGTATCAAGGCGGCGCAGACCGCGGAATGTTCAGCCGCGAACATAACCTGATCGCCCTGTTGAAAAACGCCGACGCTTCTACATTCGTTCACGAACTGGGGCATTTCTTCCTTGAAATGAATACCCGCATCGCCCGCGACCTGACCGCCAAACCTGCCGAGAACCTGACCGAACAGGAACGGCAATTCCTGTCCGACGTTCAGACGACCTTAGATTGGTTCGGTGTGAAAGACCTTGCCGCATGGGACGCAATGAGCCTGGACGAGCAGCGCGAGAACCACGAAAAATGGGCGCGCGGTTTTGAAGCCTACCTGTACGAAGGCAAAGCACCAAGCGAAGAATTGCGCGGGTTGTTCCGCCGTTTCCGTTCATGGTTGAAACAGGTATATCACTCACTGAAAAACCTGAATGTCGAATTGACCAATGAAGTCCGCAGCGTGTTTGACCGAATGTTTGCCAGCGACGAGCAGATTCAGCAAACCCAATACATCAACGGCATGACCCCGATGTTTGAAGATGCGGAACAGGCGGGCATGGACGACACGGATTATGCGCAATACCGGCACAACGCCGAACGGGCGACGGCAGAAGCGCAAGACGACCTGACCGCCCGCGCGTTACGCGACATGGCATTTATCCGAAATCTTCGTGCGCGAAAAATCCGCGAGATGCGCAAACAGTACAAAGCAGACTTCCAACGTGCGGAAATGGCGGCACGCGGCAGCATTATGAGCCAGCCTGTTTATCGGGCGTGGCAGCTTCTGACCGCCCGCATGACCGAAGAAAACCGCATCGGGGACGGCAAACCGAAATTCAGCAAGCAGGTTGACGCAGCGCATGACAGCCTGTTTGAAGCCATTGCCAAATTAGGCGGCGTAAACAAAGACGAAATGATTAGCCAATTCGGATTAGACCCGAAAGACAAAATCCCCGCCGTCCATATCGGATACCCCGTATTGAGAAAAACCAATGGGCGCAGTATCGACGGCATGATTGAGGCTTTGACCGAAGAGGGATACCTGCCCGTTGACGATACAGGTAAGGCAGACCCGCGCGACTTTGAAGAACGCTTCTTCGATGAAATGCGTGGTACCAAGCGTTACAGTTCCGCCCATGTTCCGCACGAACAAAAGGCGGGCGACCATGTAGCCAACCCATACGCCCTGACCGCCGTCCGCTTCGACCATGACAGCCTTGTCGCAATGGGCGTGGACGGGCAGACGCTTGAACGCCTGATTGATTTTGACATGACGCGCAAAAACGGCGGAATGCACCCCGACCTTGTATCAGACCTGATTCTGAATGAGGAAGGCGAGCCGGTATTCTCAGGCGGGGAAGATTTAATCCGCGCCCTGACCGAAGCCCAGCCGCCACAGGAAGCAATCGAAGAAACCGCATACCTGAACGTTCTCGCAGAAAAAGGCGAAGTACCGACGCAGGCAGACTTTGAAGAAGCCGCCGACCTTGCGGCGCACAGCGAAATCCGTCAGCGCATCATCGCCGCCGAGTTTAAAGCACTATCCAAAGCAACAGGCGCCGCCTCGCTGATTCGCAAAGCCGCATCTGTTTACGCAAAAGAAAAAGTGGAGCAAATCAAAGTCCGTGATTTGCGCCCGTCGGTTTATACCCGCGCGGAAGCCAAAGCCGCCAAAGCGAGCCAAGAAGCATTCCGCAAAGGCGATATTCCGACCGCCGCCACGCAGAAACGCAATCAACTGCTGCAAAACTCAATGGCACGCGAAGTATTGAAAGCCCGTGAAGAAATGGAATCGGCGCGCAAATACTTGAGCAAATTTAACCGCGTCGTCAAATCCATTGATATTGAGTACCGCGAGCAAATCGAAGCTTTATTGGAATCGGTGGAATTGAGCAACGCGCCAAGCCTGAAAGACTTGGACAAACGCACTTCCCTGCTCCAGTTCGTCAAAAAGATGGAAGAGCAAGGGCGGGCGCACAACATCGACGCCGAGTATATCGCCGAGATTCAGGCGAAGCGCAATTATCGGGAGATGACCGTTGAAGAAATGCGCGTACTGGTGGACACCGTGAAAGGCATCGAGCATTTAGGCCGCCTGAAAAACAAAATGCTGACCGCCCGCGATAAACGCACCTATCAGGAAATCCGCGACAAAATTGTCGAATCAATCCGCGATAATGCACGCGACCACGATAAACGCACATCGACGGCGGCGAACAACATCGAACGTGTAGAAGACGGCTTCAGCGGTTTCATGTGGGGGCATATCAAAATTTCATCCATCGCCCGAATATTGGACGGCGGCAAAGACGCCGGCGCATTTTGGAATTACTTCATCCGTCCAATCAATGAAGCGGCCGACCGCGAAGCGACCATGACGGCTGAGACGGCGCAAAAGCTGGAAGAAATTCTGAAGCCGCTAAACGACAACCTGACGCACCGCGAATATTGGCGCAATGCCGAATATCAAATCGGCGGGCAGAAATTCACACGCCGCCAACTGTTCGCCATCGCCCTAAACTTGGGCAACGAAGGCAACATCCAACGCCTGTTGAGCGGCGGGCATGGCAGCGTCCGCAACTGGAATATGCCCGAAGTGATGGACGCGATGCAGCACCTGACCAGCAAAGAATGGCAGGCCGTACAAAAGGTATGGGATTTATTCGAAAGTTTCCGCCCGCAGATTGCCGAACTGGAAAGAAAAGTGGTCGGCATTGAGCCGCAATGGGTTGAAGCCAAGCCGCTGACCGTCCGTACCGCAGACGGCGAGATGCTGACATTGCGCGGCGGTTATTACCCGGCCAAATACGACTCCGCCAGTACGCAGGCGGCAGAGAGCGGTAACGCCCTTGCTGACATAGAGGACATCAAGAGCGCGGTGAAGATGGCGGCCAACACGCGGCACAGCTTTACCAAAGACCGCGCGGCCGCCGTGGAAAACCGCCCGTTGCTGTTGGATTTGTCAGTAACCTACAACGGACTGAACGAAATCATCCATGACCTTACGCACCGCGAAGCCGTCATCGACGCGGCACGTCTGTTGAAATCAAGCAGTATTGACAAGGCAATCCGCGAAACACTGGGCGCACAGGCGAAGCAGCAACTGAACAAAGCCCTTGAAGACATTGCTCGCGGAAACACTGCCCCGGTAAAAGGTTTCGATAAGTTTTCAGGATTGCTCCGCCAAAACGTCAGCATGACCGGGCTTGGCTTCAACGTCGTATCGGCAGCCGTACAGCTTACAGGCTTTATACCTGCCGTTGCCCGTCTTGGTGGGAAATATGCGTGGGTCGGGCTATCCCAATACACCACCCACCCCATCAAGGCGACGCAATCAGCGATGGAACAGTCGGAGTTCATGCGCAACCGTGGCAACACCCGATTGCGCGAAATCCGCGAAGTGGCGGCGACCATCAACGGCGCGGGCAAAATCCGTAAATTCCTGAATAAGTATTCGTACTGGCTGATGATGAAAATGCAGCAGGTCGTCGATACCGCCATTTGGCATGGTGCGCTTGCAAAGGCGATGGATAGCGGCAAAGACCTGGACACCGCCATCAAGCTTGCCGACCAAACCGTCCTAGACACGCAGGGCGGCGGACAAATCAAAGACCTTTCGGAATTTGAACGCGGAAGCAACACGCAGAAGCTGTTTACCGTGTTTTACGCCTACATGAATACCGCCTTGAATCAGGGATTCGTCGAAGTGAAGACACAGAAGAGCAAAGCCAAGCTGGCGGCGGATTTGATGATGATTTACGTCGTGCCGACCGCGCTTACCGCCCTGATGAAATCCGCATTGATACCGGGCGACGATGATGACGATTTAGCGAAGAAACTAGCAAAAGAGCAAATCAGTTTCCTGCTCGGTTTGTTTGTAGGCGGGCGAGAAATGACCCAGCTTGCCAATATCGCAACCGGCGACAGGTTCTACGGATACACAGGCCCATCAGGTTTGCGACCGATTGACGATACATTCAAACTCGCACAACAGGCGGTACAGGGCGAATTTGACAGCGCGTTTGTCAGAGCGAGCGTCAATCTGTTGGGCGACGCTTTCGGACTGCCGTCCGCGCAAATCAACCGAACCATCAAGGGCGCACAAGCCTTGCAAGATGACGAGACCGACAATCCCGCCGCGTTACTGTTTGGGTATCAAGGCAACTAATCGGGTATGCATATAACAGCCTCTTTGAGAAATATCATTAGGTATTTCCAAAAGAGGCTTTTTTTATGGCAATCCATTATGAAAGCGTCAAGACGGGCTTTTTCATCGGCGACGGTGGAGAGCGAACATACCCCTTTAGCTTCAAGATTTTCAACCCTGCCGACGTTGCCGTCTATACGTCAAACAAAGCAGGAACGGACGAGGTGAAGCTTGCATTTGGCGAAGAGTACACAGTGTCCAAAAACGCCAATCAAGACACCAACCCGGGCGGGTCTATCACGCTGGTAAACCCGCTTCCTGAAGGTCGAAGAATGATTATCGTGAGCGGGTGGAGTTATACGCAACCTACCACGTTTACAAATCAGGGTGGTTTTTATCCGCAGGTATTAAACGCCTGTCTTGACCGACAACTTATCTTGACACTGCAAATATTAGACCGATTGCGTCGAACATTGCACCAGCCCATCACATCGGACAAAGAACTCAACCTAGCCATACCGAATCCCGAGCCGAAATCAGGGCTTTCATGGAGCGAGGACGGCACCCGGATAGTCAACAACGACTACCCGCAGCAGGTGGAGAAATTCCAACAGGACGTGCGCGGGTATGAGAAACAGGTCGGCGCATTTAGCGGCACGGTTACAGAGTTCAATAAAACACTGAGCGAAAGCAAGAAAGAGTTTACCGAACAGTCCGACCGGTTCCGATTATCCGTTGACAACCTGAATGCCGCCTTTAGCGAACGGTCGGCAGAAGTGCGGGAAAAGGCGCGGCAGATTGAAGAATACGTTTTCAACGAATCGGGGCGGACAAGCCTGTCAATCGCCGACCTATATGCCCAACTTGGTGCAATCACGCAGGACGGAAGTTACTCGGAAATACCTGATGAAAGCGACGTGAGCGCACGCTTCGTTCGAGACGCCCAACTGTTTTTCGGCAATTCGATTTATTCGCAAATACCCGACGAAGGCGGCGTGAGCGACAACTTCGCTTATCAGGCACACCGATTTTTCAACCTTAATTACTCCCCAACCACACAAACAAACAGCGCAGTAAGCGATGAATTTTTTAACCAAGCAAAAAAGCTTATAAAAAAGGACTGACAACATGACAGAGCTTGTAGGTAAAACCAATACAGAAAAGATGTTTGCCTTGATTATGACCCGCCAAAAAGCCCTTGAAGAATGGATCGGAATGAATAAGGCGGGCAGTGAGAATCTGCCGGGCGTTACAGGCAAATTCCGCAATACCGTGCAACTGATGATGAAGCTGGAAGAAGCCCAGAAAAACGGCACGATTGTGGAATTGGAAGAAGGCGTTTACGAATTGCCGTTCCAAATCAAAATCACGAAAAGCAACTACGCCAACGTCAAAGGCATTAAAGGCGCAGGCCCCGATAAAACCATCCTGAAATACGGTTGGGCGCAAGAAATTGACTGGGATCCAAATACCAACAAAACCGACGCACGTTGGTTTGGCGGTATCTTGCTGAACGGCGTAAAAGACAAGGTTTTGAAAGACTTCAAAATCGAATACACCGGCGAATTTTACCGCGCCGGAGAATCGTATTTCGGCACAATCAACAACATCCACATCAACAACTCCAGCGGCTGCCTTGTCGAGAACGTAGAATCCACGGGCGCAAACCGCGTGGGTATTTTCCTGACAAGTAACGAAGTCGCCTTTGACGACAACGACAAGGTTCATCGCGGCGAATTGAGCGTGGACAACCTGACGCACCACTCCATGAACAACCGCGTCATCAACTGTTACTGCCACCACAACCGCGTGGCAGGCATTATGGCCGCCAACCAAATCAACTGTCTCATCGAAGGCAATACGCTCGAACGAAACGGCCATGAGAAAGACGGCGGCACCGGCTACGGCTTTGCCGCAGGCGCAGGCTCCGTCAACGTGAATATGATTATTCGCAACAACCGCGCACGCTACAACTACCGTAAAGGTATTGACTCGCACGATGCCTACGACTTTACCGTCGAAAACAACCTCATCGAAGGCAACCGCTTCTTCGGTGTGGCGATTGAAAGCCGCGGTTATGCGATGCGATTGGTTAAAGTCAATGGCAACACCATCAACCAAGACCCGAATTTCCGCCTTGCCGTCGATGACGAACAACCGGCATATGAGCAAAACCGAAATTCCGACTACTACCGCTACACAGGGATTCGAATCGAAAACAAATCCCAGCCGAATCAGGCTTGGAAAAAACAGCCCGACACGGTAAACATCGAAGTCAAAAACAACAAAATCAATGGCGTCGAGTGGGACGGTCGCGGCGTACACCGCGTCATCGAGTTGCGAAACAACGAAAACGCCGAGCATGTGCGCCTTAACGTTGCCATCGAGGGCAATATCGTCAACGGCAAGAGCGTACATAACCTGTTCTTTGGCGCAGGTGTCGGCTATAACGGCATGGGTAATTTCACATTTAAAAACAATACTTTCAATTTTGAAAAGATTGTTGATACCCCGTTATACATCCAAGAAACAGACGCGAACGGCGTTATTGACGGCGCATTTGAAATCAGCGGCAACACCCTGAATCTCGGCACGACCGCAGACCGCGCGGACAACGACATCCTCTATATGCGTACCGACACACGTCCACAGGTCAAATTTAACGGCAACACCATCAAGATTGCCGCCGCACAGCGTGCGCAAATCACATTTGCAGCAAGCCGCACAAACGAAAAGACCAAGTACGAAGTGATGAACAATACTTGGCAAGGCCTGACGGCGGCAAATTTGAGCGGCAACAAATTTATCACGCTGTCCAACGTACCTGCCGCCAGCGTCAACGTGTACAACAACAAAGCCGGTACCGAAGACATCACATTGTCAGGCGCGACGACCAACAGCGAATCAGCAGCGACCCCAACCGTACCGACAACGCGCCCGGCACCGCAAACATGGGAAGAAAAATACGCCGCCGCCAAACCTGTCGCAAAAGTAGCCGCCCCTGCTCCGACATTTGCACTCAACTGGGACGGTGCAACGACCGACACCGTATCAAGCGCGGACGGACGTTTTGTCATTACCAAAGCGGAGAGCGATACAGGCGCAACACCACAAGGCTATCCCGGCTTGATTGACAAAGATGCGGGAATTTTGCGCGCGCGCCTGAAATCCGATGGCGCAAGCGCAGGCGCATACCCCAAAGCCACCATGCCGCTGACGACCAAAATCAGCACGGTTGTCTTGCCAATCAAAGTCCTCGATTTGAGCGGTCGCAAAAAATCAGGCGCGATTGCATCGGGCGCAGGCAAGGCGGGCGACGGCGGCAAAATTGAGATTATTGCCGGTGCATTTGCCTTTGTTGAGGGCAGCACTCCCGATAAATTCCGCATCACTCGCCCATCATTCGCAACCGTTGACGGCAAAGAGTACCGAAACGAAGAGCTTACCGTCGGCAAATGGTACGTTTTAGGTAAAAACGTCAGCCCGGGCGCAGACTTCCTGACATTCGGCGCAGCGGCAAACGGCAACGGCATGGTGTCCGCCGACATCGGCAAAGACCTGATGTTCTTCGACCGCAGCCTCAGCCCTGACGAGTTGCAATCGGCAAGCCTCGAGGTTGTCAAAAAAGTCAAACCCGAAGTGTTGCGATAAACAGGAGCAAGCCGCCTGATATAGCGTCAGGCGGCATAAGAAAGAGTGAATATGAACAAATTAGATACATCAGTACAAGCAGCGTCAGGGGCTTCAAACTGGGCGAGTAATGCAACATACGGCGGTGCGGGCGTGGGAATTATGGGGGCATTTAACGGCGTTGACTGGGTTGCAATTATCGGTCTCGCAGTCGCAATAGGCGGTTTTTTCGTCAACCTTTATTTCAAAGCCAAAGAAAACCGCCGCGCCGAAGAAATACACGAGATGCGTAAACAACAGATTAAAAAAGGAAAATGCTATGAAGATTAACCCAAAGTACCCGATTGCCATTCTCAGCGCGTCGGTCATCGCTATTTTCGGCATCAAGGCAGAGGAGGGATACCGCGACAAACCCTACCACGACATCGGCAAAGTGGCGACGGTCGGTCATGGCAGCACCGTTTACGAGGACGGCAGCAAGGTCAAAATCACCGACCCGCCTGTCAGCCGTGCGAGAGCCGATAAAATGCTCCGCGCCCACGTCGGCAAGGACGAAGCGAAAATGAAAGCCATGTTGCCCGGCGTTGAGTTGTCTCAAAACGAGTATGATGTGTACATCGACTTTTTTTACAACTTCGGCGCGCAAAAGTTTTACACGTCGTCCATGCGCCGCGAACTGCTTAAGGGCAACCATGTAGCCGCCTGCCGCGCCCTCTTGCGTTACCGCTTTGCCGCCGGGCGCGATTGCAGCCGCCCGAGCAACTGGGGTCCACGCGGTTGCAAAGGCGTATGGACGCGCACCCAAAAACGCTACACGCAATGCATGGCGGCGCAATGACACCAATATCCGGAGAGTTAAAACGTTATGATACTGATATTACTTAAAAAATATTGGCGGTATCTCGCTATTATCGCCGCCATCATCGGTCTTATTTTTTGGTGGGACGGAAGCGTAAAGAAAGCCTACCAAAAAGGGCGCGACGATATGGCATTGGAAATATCAAACCGCCTGAAAGAAGAAGCAATCAAGCAAGCAGAAGAGTTTCGCGCCTCGTCTGAAAAATACCAAACAGACAAAGCCGAACGAGCTGAAAAAGAAAGGATCCAATATGTTGAAGTGCAAAAAATCGTTGAACGCCCTGTTTATCGCAACGTGTGCATTGATTCTGACGGCCTGTCAGTCATCAACGCCGCCATTGCCGACAGCGATTAAACCGCCCGCCGATTTGGTGCAACCATGCCCCAAACTGCCTAAACTGGTAGGCGATACCGGCGCGGACATCCTGCCGTGGTCGTTACAGGTCGTACACCTATACAATGACTGCAAGGCACGGCACAAAGCATTGTCAAAGGCAGTAAGCAACTAAACAGATTCCCGATGGTTGATACATCGGGAATTTTCTTTTCCCGCCTGATATAATCCATAATATATCAACCGGAGTATATGCAATGTTCAACTTTTTTAAAAATAATAAGCCTAAGCAAGAGCCGCAAAACATCATGCAGCCACTAATTGACGCCACAATTAGATGGCGAATAGACTCGGAGTATCGAAAGCAGCAAGAAGAAATAAAAAAATGTTTCGAAAATATAATTAAGAAGCAAGAAGAAATAATTAAAATCCACGAAACCACAATCGAAAAACAAAAACAACTCATCAACGAACAAAAAGAACAAATTGCAATCCTGCAAGAAATAACTAGTCTCTACGAAAAAAAAGACCAATTATCTAAAACCGACAAATAAAACCATCCCGATGTTATTAATCGTTAACATCGGGATTTTCTTTTAAATTTAATTCTTAATAAAATCAACAACATATCAAAACAATCAAAAAAACCTATTGCGATACCGCATTTAACGCGGTATTATACACACATGGCGATAACGCAACGCCACCTAACTAACCCCTTGCGAACAATAGGAGCAAAAAAAAATGAAACTATATATAAAAGAGACTGGCAAAATCGAAACCCTGTCTATTATTGACCCTAAAACTGGCTGCGATTACATTTTTGACTTTGTGGGAAACACCGGCGCGTTTGACCGAGAATTTAAAAAAACCGACAACGAAAACGTCGATTTTGCCATCAGCCAAGCCGATTATAACTGGTGGGCGAAAGTGGTTGCTGACAACCAAGCCCTCGAAAACCGCATCGCCAAACTGGTGGCAGAACACGGTTATAACCGTGTAATGGACGCGGTAACAAGCACCAACAGCGATTTAGAAGACTACGCTGCCACCGCCAATGCCGCCCTCGACGAAGAATTTGGCAATTAACTCATGCACCGCCCGAAAGGGCGGTTTTGTCAAAGCAATTATATGGATACAATAAAAGATTTTTGGGGTGATAATTGGATAGTATCGGAGGTTAAGCCGCCAAACACAAAACACCCAACTGTATATTTTGGACGCAAGCAGGGCATACGCGGCGGGCAGCGAGTCATCATCACCCGTGAGCTTGCCGCCTATATTGCCACACGCACATATACTGAGTGCGCCTCATCTCTGCCGATAGGCGCAAACACACTAAAACGCATACTGCATGATATGGATTCCGGCGGCTATCCTTACCCACTCATCAACATTAGCGTGCAACCCTATAACCCACCAAAAGTCAAACGAGGAGATGTGATACATGATGAGGTCTCCGGCAATGTGGTAGTCGGAGGCGCGGCGCTGTTCGGCGCGCTGGTCTGGATATACCGCAAGGATACCGGCACGCCGATTTTGTGCGGCGAACTGGCTGACGCGGTCAAAACAAAGAGTGCGGCCTATATTGGCGAGATGCTGGGGCTTAGTCAAGCAACTATCGCCAAATGGCGCGGAGCGTTAGGCGTAACTCGGTCTAATAACGCAGGCACACTGCAACTGTACCGCGACCTAAAGCCACTCAAACTCACAGACGATCGCACAAAAAAAGGACGCGAAAGTCCCAAAAATAACGGGCTGGCAAAAATGATTCAACAGCGCAAATCGCATGCACTAAATTGGGATAGCGTGGACTGGACACAGAGTAATCAACAGATTGCCACACAATTAGGTGCAAAACTAAGCACCGTCGTATCCAAAAGATGCAGACTTAAAAAGGAAAAAGAGATAAAAAATGATTGAGACCCCAGAACTTGGCTACACGCCAAACAACTTAAAGTTATTGCGCCAAATGTACAGACTGACACAACAACAGGTAGCCGACATAACTGGAGTAGCCTTGCCGACGGCGCAAAGATGGGAAGCAAACCCAAACCAAAAAAGTTACGCAAATATGCCGCATACCAAATGGGTTATATTACTGAATTACATTGTGCGCAAATAAAATAACAGGCCGTCTGAATTTCAGGCGGCCTTTGTTTTATATCGGACTATAATCATGGCGCATCTTAGATGCATCTCCACGATACGCCAATTCTTTTTTGACGACAGGATACGCAAACGAGATAACCAACGCATCGGCACGGTTCGGGCTTGGCACACCGCGCGACTTCATTTCTTTCTTGGACTCAATCTGTATCTTTCCGTCAGCACGCGGCACAATCTCAGGAGCTTGCAACTCATCGCGCAACATCGGATCGTCGGGTATAACCCCACCATTTTTCAGCCAATCACGCGCCGCTTTCCACATTTCCGCGCGCTTGTTAAAGCAGCCCGGGTCGTTCGATTTACCCGCAAACCACACCAACTTCCAATCACGCCCAAGCCCCTGCCCTGCTGATTTAATGCCGGTACCAAAGCCCGCGTCGATAAATACCGCGTCCGCCTTATGCTCGTCTTCGTACCGTGCGATTTTTTGCGCGGCAATCAGGTCATTATCATTTTTTGGGAACGTCTCAAGGATTTTAAATACCAAACCTTGCCGCATCGCGATCACAAATTCGTCGTCCCCCTCCCACGCCGGATCAACCGTGATGATTTTTGGGGCAAACTCATATTGTGATTTGGGGATATGCTTGCCATACCCTGCCGACACATCCGCCTCCGAGATAAACTGACGGGCGGACATTGACGGGAACATACCGCGCACGCGGATTTTGAAAAAGTCCGACTCTTCGCCGTAGTCCTCCGCCCATTTTTGCATCTGCGCCTTGTTCGTTCCCTCGACCGTGCGGCTGTCGATTTGGTAGGTTATCCAGCGATGCTTATACCGGCGGAAACATTCTCGGAAACGCCCGATATTTCGCGTAGGGTTTCCGAAAGCAAGCCAAATAATCTCCGTATCTTCGTCGGTCAGCGCACCTTCGGCGACCTCCCAAACCTTATCCGCAATCGCCGACGCCTCGTCAAACACCAGCATAATGCGCTTGCCCTTATTGTGCAGACCGGCGAACGCCTCAGTATTATGCTCAGACCACGGCACAAAGTCAGCCCGCCAAGTTTTGGTATTCAGACGGTCTTTAGCCGTGATGCTCATAACCGCATCGTTAAACCAATCCGCCGTAATACTCAACCGCTGCCATTTGCCCACCTCCGGCGCGGTCTTGGTGCGCAACTGCGTTTCCGTATTGCTCGTAATGACGACCTTGCTGTCCTCGCACGTTGACAACGCCCAATTAATCAACATCCCAATTTCCGCCGACTTGCCGATACCGTGGCCGCTCGCAACCGCAATCATCAACGGCATATGGCGCGTTTCGGGATTGGACAGATGGTTTTTCACATCCTCCATGATTTTTGCCTGCCAAGCGCGCGGCGACTTATACCCCGCAAGCTCGCCGTTGTCCCAGTCATAGGCAAACATCGCCCAAGACAACGGGTCATGCTGATACGCGACGGCGGCTTCGATGATTTGGCTATTGAGGTCTGTCATTTCAAACGCGCCTTTGCCCGTGCAATACGTTCCGCCAACGTCTCATCAACCGACAGCTCGACTTTATCCTTAAACATACCCAAATGACGGGCGATACTGTCCAATGCGGCTTTACTGCTCGACAGCTTCAATTTTGACACCTTAGCCGCAATCTCCCCTTCCGTCTCCGTTACATCAAGCCCATCGACCGCCAACACCATTTCGCGCGTCCACTCGCTCACGGGACGCAACCGGCCGGCATCATCAAAAAACGCGCGCTTATCCACATCGGCGATGGCTGCCCAGCGTTGCAATACCCAGTCTTGCGTAATCTCCGTCCGTTCAGACAGGCTTTCACGCGCTTTTCTGACAGCTTGGGCAACCTCCGGATCCTTAAGCAGGCGTGATGCGGTTACACGCGCTGACGATTCCGAATAACCCGCCGCCCGCGCCGCCCGCGCCCCGTTCATATCAATCAAATATTCTTCGACAAATCGTTTTTGTTGTTCAGTCAGCATTTAAATTTTTCCATTTTACTTTAATCACATTACGGATCTCGTGGCGGCAGATGCGCCCAATCGTTTCGGGCGAACAGCCAAAACTCCGCGCCAAAATATGATAATTGACACCCTGATCATTAAGCCGCCTGATTATCTCAACCTCTTTATCCGTCAGCTTAGACCGCCCATGTGATTCTCCGCACCGCTTACCGTTATCCTCATTGCACTGTACCAGCATTCAAAACTCCCAAATTATGCCAAATTGCCCAACCGCCCACGCCTGCAAGCGGTTTTGGTATTCCGTCATTTCCGCCGTATTAAGCGTCGTCGTGCTTATCGGCGTTTTGACTTCCGTGCCGTCGGGCATGGCTTTAATATCAAAGCCTAGTAACACGCCTTTGCAATACTCGTGCCACGTTTCCGCGCTGTATCGGCGGCCATTGACCCATGCTTTGTCTGCCAACTCGCCGTAAATTTTCCAAAGTCGGCGGTTTTGTTCGACGCTCCGTTTGGATTTGTGCGGGCGGATCGTGATGTCTAAATTTCCATTCTCGAACCACCCGTTCAGGTTGTCCCAAATCGACCGCATGACGCCGCGCGCATTTTGCGGAGTCAGCGTGAATTTCGCTTCGTTCATTTCATACGACCTTTCACGCTGATAATCCCCAATTCTTCAAGGCGGCGTATCGTGCGGAACTGCGACCGGCGCATATAAAACTCTTTGTCTTCGCGGTTCAACTTGATATGCGACCGACCATCTATCACGTCGTGGCAAGAGCTACACCCGAAACCGCCGCTCAAGTCATCGCTTTTCAAACCCATGCCGTGCGTCTCGCTCGGGAAATGGCAAAAGACGACGGTTTCAGGGTTGTAATTGCACACACCGGCGATGTTGAGTGTGCATTGCTCACCTTTGGCGGCTTTTCTGATTACGCTCACTATGCCCCCTTAAAAGACCTCAAACGACCAACCGCCACCATCCTTTTTGGGCTTTACCTTAACCGCGACAAAGCGGAATGGATAAGATTCGGCGGCAACCTTAATTTTTACGCGGGCATCATCCTGCCAAAAACCCTTTACCTCGTGCATTTCCATTGTGCCGTTTGCAGTCATGACGGCAAAATCAGGGGTATAAAAAGTTTTATCCGCAAGTCGTAGTTTCACACCCTCAAACCGATACCAAAGTATTAATCCTTGCCGCTTCTGTTGTTCAAGATATTCGGCATATGCCGCTTCTGTCTTGTTCATTTCGCCAGTTTTCAGACGACCTAACGCATATATCGCGCCCTTTGATTTTTTAGTCGTCATCGCGTTCAATTCTCCGACCAAATTCATCCAGCGGCGCGCGGGCGGCGGCGTGAATAGCGACACCAAGCACCGCGCCAAAAGCCATTGCAAGACCTAACCACTCAATCCAATTCATTTTTCACTTTCCTTTCGTTCGCCATTTTTCAAAAATTTCACTTCGCTTTGCCATCGTCGCCACCGGTGCGGATTCAAATCCTTTCAGATGGCAGCTATGCCCGCCGTGGTAATACGTCGCCCTTTCTTCGGCATTTCGCGCCCTGCTGCACTTCGCAAATCCTCGCAGTTCGGTTTCAGAAAGTGCTTTGAAATCCGCGTGGGCGCAGTGGTAACAGGTTTCAGACTTCATACTGATTACCCCATTTGTTGTTCTGTTCAGCCGGTGTCCAATTCAGATCAGGCTCGTCTTCGAATCGTGCAAACTGACCTTTCCACCCGCAAACCACGCTGCCCATTTCGCCATCACGGTTTTTGGCGATAATCAACTCAGCAAGGTGCGGGTTGACTTGGTTGTTGTAGTAGCTTTCACGGTGCGGCATGATGATGATGTTTGCGTCCTGCTCAATCGCGCCGCTGCCGCGAATGTCTGCCATGTTTGGGCGTTTGTCTGCCGCTTTCGCGCTGCCCCTGTTCAACTGGGCAACCAGCACGACGGGGATATTCAATTCGACGGCAAGGTTTTTCAGGCGGCGGGATATGTTGCCAAGTTCAGCCACTTCGTCTTTACCCGGTCGCGGCATGATGTGCAGATGGTCAACCACCAACAAATCAAGACCGGTCGTCATTTTCTTTTCCTTTACCAAAAAGCAAAGCTCGTCCACGTTCAACAGATCGCTATTCACATCAAGCCGCCAGTCAGACGCTTTTGCCATGTAGCCGCCCATGTTTGAGTAATCCATCTCAGTCAGACGACCTGTTTTCAGGCTTTTCAGGTTGATGCTGCATTCTGCGGCCATGCTTCGGCGGGCAAGTTCCAGTGATGACATTTCGTAGCTTTGGTAATGCACCGCCTTGCCTTGTTTCAGCGTAAATCGGGCAATGTTTTCCGCTAATACCGTCTTACCCATTGACGGGCGGGCGGCAATAAGAATCAGATTTCCGTTAGGCAGCCCGTCGATTGCTTCGTCCAGTTGCGGCAAGCCTGTCGGCAAACCGAACCGCACACCCTCAAGCCGCTTATCTAAATCGGCGATTAAGTCTTGCAACGTTTCGGCAAAGGTTTTGTTTTCGCGCTTTACCGCGTCTTTACCGACCGCCGCCAAACAATCCGCCGCCGCATTGAGTTTTTGGGCAACGTCACCGCCGTCTTTGGCTAGGGCGATTTTTTCAATATCAGACGACACTTTCAGCAATCCCCGCTCGATGTAGCGGTCGTTCACGATTTTGGCGTATCGGGCGATATTCGCGGCTGACGGCGTGTTTTGCTGCAAATCAATCAGGTAGGACAGACCGCCCGCGTTTTCCGCTTCGCCCC